CTAAATTGTCACACCACCTTTTAGCGGATTAAACAAGATTGCAAACTGCAAATAATCTGGGGCGAGGTGAGCATACGCCATTGTCTGGTTAATGCTGGCATGTCCGAGTATCTGCTGTAATGCAACGATGTTACCCCCGTTCATCATGAAGTGACTCGCAAACGTATGTCGTAAAACATGTGTTGCTTGTCCTGACGGCAGATCAGGCTTTATTGCCTTCAGTTTTTTCCGGAACGTTTGGTAATCAACTTTGAAGAGCACACCGGCCTTTCTTGTTTTTACTGCCTGTTCCAGTTCTTCTGATATCGGGATCGTTCGCTGTTTCCCGTTCTTTGTCTTTAAGAACGTCACGCGCCCGTTAATTACCTGTTCACTTTTAAGAGTGGCCGCTTCGCTCCACCGGGCACCGGTGCTGATGCATAATAGAGCGATCCGTTTTTCATCACCTGACAGAATACCCAACAGATTGCTGATTTCATCCTGCGACAAAAAAGTCATTTCGGGCTGCTTTTCTTTCAGGGGCGGCAAGCCGTTTACAGGATTGTCTCCGTGAAATATTTCCAGTTTTTTTAATGCTGTCAGCATTCCGGAAAGCCGATACATGTCGCGGTTAATGGTTGAGGGGCTAATCTGATCCCTCAGACGCTGGGTGCGGTGTTCAAGCAGAGAGTGTTTATTCAGCCTGTTTATTGCCGGGTCGCCTAATGCTGATATGGTTTTCTTCAACTGGCGAAACTCTGCATCACCACTATCACTTGCTGAACCATGATAGAGCCACCACAGATCTAAAAGCTCAGTAAGTGTGCGCCTGTCTTTTTTCACACCAGTGGCAGACATAGTTGATACGTTTGCCATTGTGTACCGTTCAAAAGCAATAGCCTCTGATTTTTTATTGAATTTCTTCCTGATGCGGGTTCCCTGCCGCCCAAGAGGTCTAACGTCCACTAAATATCGACCATCATCGAGTTTCTTAATAGGCATAAGAAAACCCTCCGATGTTGCACAGCGATTGACTGTCTATCCAGTCAATAAATTCATAATGCAGGTCTAACCAATTTTCCGACCTGAGTGGTCTGACGGAATTATGTCTGCACCATCAGGGGAGAGAGTTGGGCTGATTTGTCCCATCGCTTCATTGGTTTTTCCTGTCATAAGCCAGAGCGTGTATTTTTCAAACCGAGGATGACTTGTCAGCTTCACCAGTACAGTTTCAGTTACTAAAACTCCTTTTGTTTCATAGTTGTTGAGGGTGTCGTAGGACGCGCCTATTAATCCAGCCATTTCTTTTCTGTTTAAATTTTCAGCCTCGCGGATCATTCGTATCTTTTCGCCGAGGGTTGACAAGTTGGTCATATCTGACTAATCTCCTTTTATTGGTTGGTCATATCTGCCCAATTAAAGCCAAAAAAGCTAACAGAAGCATCTATAAGCATCTATAAGCATTTGACGAAAGGATTATGACATATGAGCGAACAGAACACAGACGGTTATATGCAGGTTAATTATCCGGTTGATGCAGTTACGCCGGATAAGTTTGCGGAATTGATCGGGAAAACGTCGTCAGCAGTAAAGACGATGGTTGATAACAATAAGCTTCCGTTGATTAAGTGGGTGAACCCTGATCTGAAAGGTAATGTGAAAGCACGTGGTGAAAACTGGATTTACATTCCGGAATTTAACCGTGCTATGCGTGATGCATTCCAGAACAGACCAAAAGAATTACGTGATGCTTGGCTGCTGTGGGTCGGCCTATGAGATGTAATTGTATGAGCAGTGTGATTCAGAAAGTTAGCACACACAGCCAAGCATATCGCGGATTTATTATTATCACCCTGCCGCCGAATGTGACACGGCAAATAACGCAGTATCACGTCACCTTGTCTGATGGAGCTGATAGCTGTCATTCGTTCGGGAAGTTTGACGCGCTGGCGCAGGCAACAAGTTTTATTGATTCATTGTTCAGCAAGAAATAATGGCTGTGAATTTTGGTCACAACAACAGAAGTATGTGGGGAAATTATGAATGTTCAATTTCAGCATAAATTAACCGGCGAGTCAGTCATGCGCCATTCACGTAAAAAACATACCTGTGCAGATAAAGTGGCGCTGATTGTTTCTTTAATTGCGCTGGCTCTTATCATTATTAAGTGAGGTTAATCATGGAACAGGCTTATGATATCGGTGAACCACGTGCATTTCCTATTCCAATCAGTAAGCGAGCAGATGGTTTAAACCATATAGCAAAATTACGTTCTGAGCGTTTCGGAATTGAAAATAAAGAACTGGAATCATTCTTTAAAGAAATGCGCGACCGCTTTGACCCGATGTATCAGGACAATAAAAAATTCCTTGGCGTCATTTTATATATGGCAAACATCGAAAAAGAAAGACACGATTGTGATTACAATGATTTCAGCAGTAAAGAAATTTTTAATATTGTAAAAGCGATTAATCATATCAGAGCAATCAGCGCGATATTACCGAAACACCTAGTTTTACCACAGTAATTATATAAACAAGTTTTTAATGGCCTTAACCGGTCAGGGCTTTTTATTACCCGAAATAAGGAAAAATCATGACCAGACCTATACCTGTTTTCATGCCAGCCGAACACTCAGAAACAGATAACGCCGTAGTTATCGAATGTGTAATTAAACAAAACCGCATGGATGAACGTCGTACTGTTGCTGATCGCTACGCATCACGTATGCGCACATTTGCCGCAATAGCCGTACGGGACAAATTGGATTGCTATCAAATGGCTCAGTTACTTGAAAGCGAAGCCAGTGAATCAGAACGCCAGATTCAGGAGTGGAGCCATGTCTGACGAAATCGACCGTGCCAATGACCACGCCGTGCTTGTGCTTGAAAGTCAGATAGCCGCCGCCCGTACTACTGCTGCGGGAGTATCGGCGTCTGAATGTGAGGAATGCGGCAAGCCGATTCCTGAATCACGCCGCCGCGCTGTGATCGGTTGCACCATGTGCATTGATTGTCAGGCAATTGATGAACTGAAAAATAAACATTATCGGAGTGTGTGAGATGGTTGAGAGGACGATCCTTAAATGGGCGGGCTCAAAAGTCGGCATTATGGAACAACTGCGCCCACACCTGCCAAAAACAAAACGCCTTGTTGAGCCGTTCGCTGGTTCCTGTGCTGTGATGATGAATACTGACTATGAGCGGTATTTAATTGCCGATGTGAATGACGATTTAATTACCCTGTATCAACAAATAGCATCAAAAAATATCAGTTCAGTAATAGCTACCACCAGAAGACTTTTCAGAATGGAGTCTTTTCAAACAGGATACTATCTTGAAAGAGACTTTTTTAATGAAGCTAGGAATGCATTAAAACCGGATCATGTCGCAGCATATTTTATTTATTTAAACCGCCACTGTTATAACGGATTGTGCCGCTACAATAAGAAAGGTGGGTTTAATGTACCGTACGGCAATTATAAAAAAACATACTTTCCGGAAAAAGAAATCCACGCTTTTGCTACGAAAGCACACAAAGCTGATATTAAATGCCAGGGCTGGGCGGAAACGTTGTTACAGACCTGCGCCGGTGACGGTATTTATTGTGATCCTCCTTATATGGGAACCTGTTTTACTCGGTACCACACCGCAGGTTTCAATGATGCCGATCAGGTTGCGTTGGCCGAAGCGCTGCAAGCGATGCATGCGACCAAAGGCTATCCGGTCACGGTGTCAAACTCGCTGGCCGCAAAAGAGCTGTATGCGGATTTAGGCTTCACGATCCATGAAATAGAAGCACCACGAAAAATATCGGCGAACGGAAACCGCAAACCGGTCAAAGAAATTATTGCCACATTCGGGGCGTAACATGGATGTAACGCCGGAGCACAACAGCGACGTATTCACATCAATGCGCCGCCAGGCAGAAGAGTATCAGCCGGGGTTGTCGAAAGACGCAACTCTGGCTGAACGCGTTATGTATGAGGCAAACCCGGATGATCTGGATTTTCAGCGTCAGTTCACGGCGGACATGCCGAATTCACTGGCGTATTACTTCGCCACTCAGTACGCCAAAAGATTCCGTGCAGAAAAGAATGGTCGCAGAGCTGCCAACACATACTTGCGCGAACGCTGTGCCGATGTTCTCCCCCGCTACAGAATGGTCACCGCTGAGTACCACATTGACCATGACACCCGCAACTTTGATGCATTCCCAGTAAAAATTGTTGATCGCCTGAATGATCTGCACCGGATGGGTAAACAGGCTATCAAAGAACTGGCACTGAGTATGGCCAATCACATCATTATGATTTTTCGTGAATACTGCGAAATTCAGGAAAACGTATCACCGCTGGAAGCCACTAAACGTATTTTTAAACGACTCGGAACGGCGGTCTGCCAGATTGGTACCGTTGCTCCTTATTGGCAGCAGTTTACCGCTGGCCGCAAAAAGCCGACTGAAAACCAGATGATATCCGGCATGCTGAGAATGATGTCTGAAAAGTGGTGGGCCGGGCGTTTAAAACGGATGCGTGATATTCGTGCGGAGCATCTTGCTATCGCGGTGGGACAGGTTCAGAACAAAGCATCTCCCTATGTTTCCCGCCGGGCCCTGAAAGAGTGGAAGGAACAAAAACAGCGTAACCGCGAGTTTATTAAAAACTTTGATCTGCAAAATGACCTCGGGGAAAAAGTCTCGCTGGAAAGCATGGTGATTGGCAGCGTGTCCAATCCGGCACAGCGGCGCCGTGAATTGATGGTGCGCATGCGCGGCTTTGAGAATCTGGCTGATGAGATGGGTTATGTCGGTGAGTTCTATACGCTGACAGCACCGTCAAAGTATCACAATACATATAGTATGGGTGGTTTTGTAAATCAGTGGAACGGCAGCAATCCACGGGATGTACAAAAATATCTGTGCGGTGTCTGGGCAAAAGTCCGGGCTGATTATGCACGTAAAGGTATTCGTCCGTTCGGGTTCCGCGTTGTGGAGCCTCACCATGATTCAACCCCTCACTGGCACCTGCTGCTGTTTGTTCACCCTGATCATGCGGAAGACCTGCGCACCACTTTTGCGAAATACGCTCGGGAAGAAGACGCTGACGAACTGGGCAGTGAAGAAGCTAAAGAAGCCAGATTTAAAGCCATCCCGATCGATAAAGAAAAAGGCAGCGCAACGGGCTATATCGCGAAATATATCTCAAAGAATATCGACGGCTTTGCTATGGACGACGAAACAGACGAGGAATCCGGTAAAAGTTGCAAAGAGATTGCGAAAAACGTTTCCGCCTGGGCTTCACGCTGGCGTATCCGACAGTTTCAGCAAATCGGCGGTGCGCCTGTCAGCGTCTGGCGCGAACTGCGCAGACTGCCGGGAGAGGAAGAAATACTGGCCACTGAGGACATGGATAACGTCCGCTTTGCCGCAGATATCGGCGATTGGTTCGCCTATACCGAATTACAGGGTGGCGCGACAGTCGCCCGTAAGGATTTAACCGTGCGTATGTCCTATGAAGTCACTGAAATGGGTAACGAGTATGGTGAAGACGTTCAGCGTATCAGTGGTGTTTATTCCCCGATCGCCGGCGGCGAATCAGAATACCTTACCCGCACAACCAAATGGCAACTGGTTGCTAAAGAAAAGCCAGCTGCTGCGGGCGGTGGTTTGGATTTTGATCCCCCTTGGAGTTCTGTCAATAACTGTACGGAGGCACGGAGGACGATTAACGGAAAAGAGAAAAAAATCCGGTCTGTGATGGCAGATTTACGGTCAACCGGCAGAGAAATCAGCCCGGAACAGGCCGGAAAATTGATAAGTGGATCAGGAATTGTGATAGACGGCCGGGAAATTACTCTGCTGCCGGATGGCCAGTTGCGCTACCGGGCCGGTACCACTGAAAAATATGATCGGTTCCGGGCAAAATCTGCGTCGATATTGGAACGCGTTGAGAAAATCAGACTAAGTTAGTAGTTATCTTCAGTGTTTTTCTTTGTTACAGTCAAGGGTTATGAGTAGAGCTTTAATGGTAATGTTTACCCATTACGTTGAATAGCATGGTTTATTGGGATAAATCCATAAGAATTCTCAATAACCACACACATCACATGTTTTTAAAGGCTCAATTGATTCATCTTAAAGATAGCTTTGCTGCCAAATGGCGACTCATTTATACTCATAGAATGTTTTTCAGAGCTATAAATTTGATTGGATTTGATAAGGATTTTATGAAAGCGATAGATCTCTTTTGTGGCGCAGGTGGCCTGACCGTTGGTCTGAAAATGGCTGGTTTTGATGTTATATCAGCCGTTGAAAAGGAGCCTGTTGTTTCTGAAACATATAAGCAAAATCATCCTGATGTATCTTTACATACTGGAGATATCAGAGAACTGTTGCCTAAAAAAATCATGAATGAGTTAGGTCTTCAGCAAGGTCAGTTAGAATTGTTAGCTGGGTGCCCACCATGCCAGGGGTTCTCGACGTTAAGAACTCGGAATAAAAATTCGTCTGCAATTGATGAAAGAAATGATTTAATTTTCTCATTTCTGGATTTCGTTAAATGCTTTCTTCCTAAAGTAGTAATGTTGGAAAACGTTCCAGCATTAGCTAAAGATTATCGTATAAGTATCTTTTGCAGAGAGCTTAAAAAGTTAGGATATTTTATAGATTCTAATTCTGTGGCGATTGAAGATGCCTCCTATTTTGGTGTGCCACAAAGAAGACGACGTATGGTAATGTTGGCTTCAAGATTAGGTAATTTACCTCGAGCAGAAAAAAGTAGTGATAAAGTCACCGTTAAGGATGCTATTGGGAGTTTGCCACTGCCACAGTTTAGTGATGATTACTTGCATAATATAAAAGAAAATAGAACAGAAAAAGTCACAAAAATAATAAAGTTAATACCAAAAGACGGTGGTAGTCGATCTGATTTACCTTATGAATATTGGCTGCCATGCCATAAAAGATATCCAAATGGGTTTAAAGACGTATATGGTAGGATGAAATGGGATGCTGTCTCACCTACGATAACCAGCGGTTGTACTAATCCTTCAAAGGGAAGGTTTCTTCATCCTGTACAAGATAGAGCTATTACTTTAAGAGAGGCGGCACTTTTGCAGACTTTCCCAGCAGATTATTATTTTCCAATCAAGTATGGTAAAGAAAAGGCTGCATTAATGATTGGTAATGCTCTTCCTCCTGAGTTTATCAAGCGGCATGCTGAAGTAATTAAAAAACACCTTTTAGAGCTAGGATTATAGCATGGAAAATACATTATTTTTAAACTTTCACGGGAGAATAATTGATCATCTGGGTATCCAAATGTATCAAAGTCCCACTGCAGCTATTGCTGAAATGGTATCTAATTCATGGGATGCGGATGCTACAGAAGTTAATATCACACTTCCAACACATGATGACTTCTCCATTACTATACAAGATAATGGTATTGGTATGACTTTAGCTGAGTGTCAGAATAAGTTCCTTACTGTTGGATACGACAAGCGAAAAAATAATATTAAAACTCTTTCGCGTGATTTTAAACGGCCATTGATGGGCAGGAAAGGTATCGGGAAATTTGCTGGTTTTGGTATTTCATCTGTTATTACTGTAACTACAGTTAGTAAAGATACGGGTGAAAAAACATCATTTGTCCTTGATATTGATAAGATTCGAAACTCTTCAAGTGATGATTATATTAATACATCTAAACTTACTATTGATGTTATTGAAAGGCTGGAGCCTAATGAAGAATTAAAATCATGTTCGGGTACAACGATAAAGCTAACAGGATTGAAAATGCAGCGTTTAATTTCCGCTGATTTTTTTTCAAAGTCTATGGCTCGTCGTTTTTCAGTGAATGCCTCTGCTGAAAATTTTTACGTGAAGGTGAATAATGAAATTATCCCAACTGAAAATTTTCTTACTCAATCTGAAATGTCATTTCCTAAGGATTATAAATCAGATGAAAAGCCAGCTGAGTTGACAGAGATAGATAAAGACGGTTGGGGCACTGAAATGGTAGGGGATTATAAAATAAAATGGAGAGTGTTCTTTTTAAGAGAAACAATAAAGGAAGATGAATTACAAGGAATCTCAATATTTTCTCATGGTAAGTTATCACAACGTCCATTTATGTTTAATTTAACTGGTGGTTTACCGAGCCAAAATGGCCCTGAGTATATGACTGGTGCTGTTATAGCTGATTATCTTGATGAGTTTGACGAAGATGTTATATCTACTGAACGCCAGCGATTAAACTGGGGGCACCACCATTTAGCAACACTTGAGCAATGGGGACAGGCTCGTATCCGAAATTTACTGAGGGTATGGAAAGACAGGAGAGCGGAAGAAAAAACAAAACTTATTGAAGATAAGGTATCCAATTTTAATTCAAGACTTGAAAGACTTTCTTCTGGTGAAAGAAAAACGATTATGACTGCGCTTAAAAAATTAGCTAGTGTTAATCAAATTAATACTGAGCAATTTAAAGAATTAGGTAACTCTATATTAATAGCGTGGGAGGGAGGGAGATTAAAAGAATTAATTAGACAGGTTGCTGAAGTTCCCGATATGGATAGTGATAAGCTTTTATCTATGCTTATTGAAGCAAATACTATTCAGGCTTTACATACTGCTGAATCAGTTAAAGCAAAATTAGATACAATAATAGGTTTGGAATCACGTATAAAAAATCGAGAGCTAGAAAATGCAGTGCGTGATTATATAGCCAATAACCCATGGTTAATATCTCCAAAATGGGAAACTTTCGCTAAGGAAAAAAATGTTTCTAATATAGCTAAAGACGCGGCTAAAGATTCTGGCCTGGATGAGCATGAAGACTTTAATGGTCGAGTTGATTTAGTATTAGCTAGTGGTGAACACTTATTAATATTAGAGTTTATGCGTCCTGGATTAAAAATCGATTTAGATCACTTAACAAGATTTGAGACTTATGTCGATACATTCCGTAGCCATTTAGAATGTTCTACTGCTTCAAGATTTAATACAGCTACTGGTTACTTGGTAGCCGATAAAATAACTACAAAAAATCAGCCATTTTTGAAAAAGGTTAAAAAATTAAAAGAGGATCGTCTTGAAACACTTACTTGGAATGATCTTCTTTCAGAGGCCAAACGTCAATGGCAAGAATTTTTAGACCACTTGGTTGAGCGAGCTCCTAATGATAATCGTATTTATGCCCTTATTAATTCAGATAAAATAAATGCAGAAGCAGAAAGCGACTCAGAGATAACTCAATCAGTGCATTAATTTGCATGTATTTGCATACAAATTTTCATTAGTTGTAATGACAGCGTGCCAACATTGGCACGCTTTTTATTGGCTATGCAGTTGCATGAAAAGCGGTGCATTTAGTGGGCAGGCGTGGCGGGGCTACGATTGCGCGGCGGCATGTTTGTTCGCTTCCCGGTTGTCACAAATTTCCCGGGCGTAGCGGCGTTAAAAGCAAAAAGAGGTGGTACGGGTTATCTTTTTTCAGGTCGTCACACGGTGCGATACAGGCGGTATTACGGATGGTTTTAGCGGGGCCAAATCCGGCAGATTCGTATTCCGGCAGCGGGTTTAGTATAATATCGTGGGGCGCTATTATTATTGGTAACGCCGATCTTCATCATGTACGGACGTAAAAAAACCGCCTGGCGGCGGCTCCTGTTTTTATATTGTGATTAATCATCCGGCAGCCGGTAATCCTCAAACCGGATCACCTCCTGACCGCACCAGTCATTCAGCTGTTTCATCTTGGCCTGTAGCGGCATCAGTTCATTGCGGACAAACACCTTTGCTGCCTTTTCCACATCACCGAAGCCGCCGGTGTTCTGCGGCAGGATGCCCATCAGCTGCGGCGGTACCCGGTGCGCCGCCAGCATGTCATCACGGCTGACGTTCTTGATGTTCAGAAATTCATCCTTAGCAGCGACTTCACTGAGCGGCATGATCTGAATGCCGTCTTTCTTCCCGTTCGGGGCATACAGGAACAGGTTGCGGAAGTTGCCGGGTCCTTTGCTGCTGCGAACCGCTTTACGGATGTTGTCGATATCACCCGGCGTCTGGGAAGAATCACTGATATACATGATGTACCCGGCGTGACTGCCGTTAAGATAATACCGGCGGCGGAACAGCGTGGCGGATTCGTTCAGCAGGGTTGACGGCAGAGCGGCCAGATATTCCGGCAGGCCGTACAGTTCCTGATTCACATCCGGTTCAATCAGGTGAAACACCGCGCCGGGTTCAAACGGGTACGGCTCACTCTCATAGCCGTATTTGGTGAACCAGTACTGATCCCCGTCAATCCCGCGCCGGGTGTATTTGGCTGGGGCGTGGTCAAACCGCAGGATGCCGCCGAGGCGGTTGTAACGGGTTTCAACGTAGGCGTTACCGAACATCAGAAAATCCAGCGCGAAACTGTCAAAGGTTTTCCGGTCTAACAGCGGGTGCGGGATAAAGGTGCTGGTCAGTATGTTACGTTTTACATAGATTGCGCTGCTGTGATGCGGTGCTGCCCGGAACGCCTTGGACAGCCCGTTAAAACTGAGCGGCGGTTCATACCAGTGCTCCATCCGGACACACTCCAGGTAATCATAAATCTCGCGGCTGTCGAGCACCGAAACCGGCTCGCCGAACGTGAACGCCTCCACGCCGCCGGTATTCTGTTGTTTATGCTGTTTGTTTTTGTTTCTGCGGCTCATTAATAAAGCTCCACGATATTATGATGTTGAGTGTTTTCACCCGTGATAGGTTCGTTGTACAGGGCATGCATCGCAGCCCAGGCGAGATCCGCATGGCTGGCATCCTCGCTGCGGCTGGCTTCATAGGTCGGGCGGTTGCCGCTGGCGGTGGTTGAGCGGCGGATAGACATAAATGACTGAATGACGTCCCGATCGCCGGCATCAAATTCCAGTCGTCCGCTGTTGATGACATCCCATGCTTTCAGCACCAGGGCGTTTTTTACCGCCGGGTTATAGACGAACTCCCGCACCTGCGGGAAAAACTCCTGCACCGACTTGTAAACGCCGTGGCCGATCCCGGTACTGTCGATACCGATGTATTCCACGTTGTAACGTTCGGTCAGTTGTTTGATGGCTTCCGCCTGAGCGCGGAAATCCATCCCGCGCCACTGGTGCCGCTCAAGGATGCGAAATGCACCACCGAACATCACCGGCGGTGCAATCACCACACACCCGGCACTGTCGCCGCCCTCAGTTCCTTTTGCCGGGTCATAGCCGATCCAGACCGGCCGGTGACCGTATGGCCGGTACAGTTCCGGCTGAAAGTCCTCCCACACATCCCAGCTGTCGACGAGACAGCTCTGCATCAGTTCCAGCGAAAAAATGGACGCAATATCGTCCACAAAGTCACACATCAGCAGGTTCTGATATTCATCCGGGCTGTATTCAAGGCGCAGCTGTGCGATATCGAACAGGTCACAGCCGCCGCGTACCGCGTCTTCAACGGTAACAATCTGCCGCCACTGACCATCCTCACACAGCCGCCCGTCACGTAATGCCGCATGGCTGATATCAATATCCACGTGATCAGCCTTTGCGCGGCCCCGGTTAAACAGTTTTCCTGACCAGAACGGATACGCGCTATGGGTCAGACTGGACGGCGTGGAAAAATAGGTCTGCCGCCATTTTTTGTGCATCGCCATGCCGGAGGCGACTTTGCGCAGTTCCTGAAATTTCGGTATCCAGAAATATTCATCCAGATAAAGATTGCCGTGATAGCTTTGTGCGGTCCGGGCATTGGTACCGAGGAAATACAGGGTGGCACCGTTCGGCAGGACAATCGGGTCGCCTTTCAGGTCAACATCGACCTCGCGGGCAATCTCAATGATGTACTGTTTGAATACATGCGCCTGCGCCTTACTGGCGGAAAGAAATATCTGATTGCGGCCGGTCAGCAGCGCGTCCATAAACGCTTCGCGGGCGAAATAATATGTCGCCCCTATCTGGCGGGATTTAAGGATATCGCGGATGCGGTTCTGTGCCCCGGCGCGGTACCAGTTTTTCTGATACTCAAACATGTTCCCCGTGAAAATCTGTTCCAGCTTTTCGATCTGTTCGTCGCTGAATACATTTTTTTCCGGAGCCTTACGTTCACCGGCGTTACGGTTCGCCAGTTTCGGGTTGAGATCGGTTTCATTGCCGCCGTTCTGATAACGCCGGATTTTGGCGGCACGCTCCAGCTGACGGCCTAACAGGTCAATCTCTTTGTAATCCTTGCCCTCTTTGCTTTCTTTGGCGATAAGCTGGCACAGCCGTGCTTCAATAGTGAACTCCACCCGATCATAGGGCGTGATGTCGTCCCACTGGTCGCGGCGCTTCCAGCTGTGAATCGTTGAGGCTTTCTCACCCAGCATTTCCGCGATCCGTGCAATACGGTAGCCGCTGAAATACAGATGCATGGCCTTTTTGCGTGAGTCAAATACGGTTATCGTTTCCATGCCGCCAGATTACTGGCCGCACTTCCCCCGCGCCCTGCTGTTCTGTTGTATACCCCGGGCGTACAACAGCCTTTCATTGTTTCCGCAGCAATTCACCGGAACCATAGCCCCATCATTACTGACAATCCCGTCCTGACTGATGGAGTCATTCCCATGACAGCAAAATCAAAGCCGGTGCGTATCTGCACAGAGGGTGCCACCACTGATGGCCGCACCGTACAGCGCAGTTGGCTGACCGATATCGAAAAAAACTACGACCCGAACGTCTACGGGGCGCGCATTAATATTGATCACCTCAACATGTCCTATATGCCGCGACTGGGGGATGTCGAATCGGTGTATACCGAAGAGATTCAGGACGGTGCGCTGAAAGGCAAATTAGCCCTGTATGCCACGCTGAAACCGACCGCCGACCTGATCGAAATGAATAAAAAGCGTCAGAAAGTGTACACCTCTGCCGAAATCGCCCCGAAATTTGCGGATACCGGTTCCGCCTACCTCGTCGGTCTGGCGGTGACGGATAACCCGGCCAGCCTTGGTACGCAGATGTTGCAGTTCAGTCAGAACGGCGGGAAAAGTCCGTTCGAAGATCGTAAACAGTCGAAAGACAACGTGATCACCCTGGCGGAAGAGACATTCATTGAGTTCACTGACGACAAACCGGAAGAGCCGAAAGGACCGTCTCTGTTCAGCCGCATCGCCGAAACACTGAGCGGAAAAAATAAACAGGACGATGCCCGTTTTCATGATGTTCACCGGAGCATCGAACTGATCGCCAAAGCCGTCGAAGCCATTCAGACGGATGTTGCCGCACTGACAACAACCACGCTTACAGTGGATGAACCAGAAGAACCGGCGCAACTGGCCGCACTGAAACAGGAACTCAGTGAACTGAAAACGCAGCTGAGCCGGCAGGATAACAACGGCCATAAGCGCCCGGTGTCACTCGGCAATAACGGCACACAGCCGGAAGAACTGCTGACGGACTGCTGATCCCGGCCTCACCAAATCTGAGAAAGAGAATATGAAAAAAGAGACCCGCTTTAAATTTAACGACTACCTGATGCGACTGTCTGCACTGTATGAAGTGCCGGTTGAGGAACTGACCAGCAAGGTTGAAATCACCCCGTCAGTCGCACAGACGCTGGAAGATAACGTTCAGCAGTCTGCGGCGTTCCTCGGCCTTGTGAATATTGTCCCGGTTCCGGAAAAAACCGGCCAGGTTATCGGGCTGGGCGTCGGCTCCACTATCGCCGGAACCACGGATACCACAAAAGAAGATCGCGAAGCGACCGACCCGTCTGAGATGACCGACATTGAGTATGTGTGTCAGCAGACCAACTATGACACCGCACTGACCTACCAGAAACTGGATCTGTGGGCGAAGTTCAAAGATTTTCAGCTGCGTATCCGTAATGCCATTATCCGCCGACAGGCGCTTGACCGCATCATGATTGGCTTTAACGGTACACACCGTGCCAAAAAATCCGACCGTACTGCAAACAAAATGCTGGAAGACGTCAATATCGGCTGGCTGCAAAAAGTCCGCACCGATGCAGAAGCGCATGTGATCAGTGATGTCAGAGACGATGCCGGTAACGTGATTTCCGCCGTGATCCGCGTAGGTAAAGGCGGTGATTTCAATAACCTTGATGCACTCGTGATGAGCGCCGTTGATGAGGTTATCGACGAAGAGTACCGCGATGACACTGAACTGGTGGTTATCTGCGGGCGCAAACTGTTATCCGACAAATATTTCCCGCTGGTCAATAAAGAGCAGGAAAACAGTGAAAAACTGGCCGCTGACCTGATTATCAGCCAGAAACGCATCGGCGGGTTACAGGCCGTGCGTGCGCCGTACTTCCCGGAAAACGCCCTGTTTATCACCCGTCTGGATAACCTGTCTATTTACTGGCAGAGCGAAACCCGCCGCCGCCACATCATCGACAACCCGAAACGTGACCGGATTGAGAACTACGAATCCGTCAATGAGGCCTATGTTGTTGAGGATTATCGCGGTACCGCACTGATCGAAAACATTCAGATGCAGAACGGCACCCAAAAGCCGGACACGCCGGACACCGGTGATACCGGCAAAGAGGGCGGCGAATAATGGGCGGCAGTATTTTTCGCCGTCATGTGATGCGGGTCAGTGCGCAGCAGGATGCACAGCAGCGCAACCCGCAGACACAGACCGGCACGGCTTACACACAGATGACACTGATGATGAACGCTGACCGCCGCAGGCTGAAGCGTATCCAGTCATTTGAGCGCAAAGCTGCTGTGAAGCGGGAAATGCTGCCGAACTATGCACCGTGGGTCGGCGGTATTCTGGCTTCCGGCAGAGGACAGCAGGACGATGTACTGATGCGCGTGATGCTCTGGCGGATTGATGCCGGAGACTTTCACGGCGCACTGGATATTGCGGACTACGCCCTGCGCCACGGCCTGAAAATGCCGGAAAACCACACCCGGACAACCGGGTGTGCCATTGCGGAAGAAATCGCGGATATGGCGGAAAAGATGTATGCCGCCAAAACCCCGGTACCGCTGGATGTGCTGACCCGAACCCTGAACCTGACCGGCGAAGAAGACATGCCGGATCAGGTCCGGGCAAATCTCCTGAAATGGCTGGGCTATGCACAGCGTGATGACGGGTATTTACAGCCTGCCACCTGTTCATGGTTACGGGCACTTGAATTATATGACCGTGTCGGCGTTAAGCAGGATTTGCGTCAGCTGGAAAAGCTGATCGCCAAACAGCAGGAAGAACGCGACGCGGCACAACAGAACGAGCCACAGCGCCGGGGCGGCACAGCGGAGCAGCCGACCGGCTAATCCGCTGTCCACCGCCCACCTTTTACGGGGTAACCGATGGACTTCACATCCGACAAAACAACAGACATAGCGGACGAAACACTCAGCAGCGGGGATTTTTTCCCGGATATCAGTCTGCGTCATTATCAGCAGTCCATGCTGACGGACGGCAAAGTCACCACAGAACGGCTGCGGCACGCACTGGTCAACGCCATAACGGAAGTCAACCGCGAACTGGCGGGCTGGAAACGGTCACAGACTGCCGCCGGGTTTGCCTCACTGGAGGCCGTACCGTCAGACCACATCAATAACGACAGTGAACTGATGCTGCTTTACCGCCGGGCGGTATACAGCGGGGCAAAAGCGACACTGACAGAGCGTTACCGCGACACCGACACCACCGACAGCGGAGAAAAGAAAGCCGCCGCCCTGAGTGAAACTGTTGATGATCTTTGGCGTGATATGCAGTGGGCTATCCAGCGCATCAAAGGCGAATCGCACAATATTTGTGAGCTGATATGAAAGTCTTTGCGTTACAGGGGGAAACCCTTGATGCCCTGTGCTTCCGGGTGCTCGGGCAGACGTCCGGTGTCGTTGAGCGGACACTGGAACTGAACCAGGGGATTGCCGGTCACGGTGCGGTGTTACCGCACGGAACACCGGTTGATCTGCCGGATGTGGCGGAACAGCCGCAAAAAACAATGATCCAGCTTTGGGATTAATAACACCTCCACAAAGGGGGATGGGTATGAAAACGATGAAAGAACACTGGGCTGACATTCTCGACACACTCAAAAACGCCTGGCCGCAGCTGTCCGGCGTGGCGATAGCCATTTTTATCCGCTATGCGTGCCTGATTTATGACGGCGACACCCGTAAAAACAAGTGGGCTGAATGCCTGCTGTGCGGTGCGCTGTCATGGGCGATTATCAGCGGCGCGGAGTTTATCGGTATTCCGAACGGTGCCTCCGGCATGATTGGCGGCGCGGTCGGGTTTTTAGGTGTTGAGAAGATCCGCGACATTGCACACCGCATGATTAATAAACGACTGGGAGACTGATTCATGTCACGAGGTATCCGAAATAATAATCCGGGCAATATCCGGCACAGTAAATCGAAATGGCAGGGTTTGGCCGGTGTACAGACTGACAGTCAGTTTTGTACGTTTATTTCGCCTGAATATGGCATCCGTGCCCTGATGAAACTGTTACGCACCTACTCAAAATACCGGGGAAAACCGGGGATGGGATGCGGAAAAATTGATACCGTGGAAGAGATTATAGAACGCTGGGCACCGGCTGCGGATAATAATCACACTGAAAACTATATTACCCGCGTCTGTAAAGAGACCGGCTTCCGCCGTGATGCCTGTTTAGATCTGCACGACAAAAACACCACTGTCGCGATGGCAAAGGCCATCATTCAGGTCGAAAATGCCTCACAACCATACGCCGATGCTGTATTTGAAAAGGCGTACGCACTGTTATGACCACCAAAGCCCGCATTATCACGCTGTTATTCAGCCTGCTGATTGCGGGCTTATTATCATTCAGCCTGAAGCATTACTACGACAAAGCCGGACGGCTGGCCGGTGAAAACGCTGCGCTGAAAAAAGACCTCGACCGGCAGGCCGGGATTATCGCCGCGCAGTCATTTGAATTTAACCGCTTTAACCGGATAGCGCAGGCGGCAACGCAGAATAACATCACGCAGCGTGCCGCCTCGGAGGAGCGCCAGATTGAATACCGAACCATTCTTAAAAACACTCCGACCTGTGGTCTGCCTGTTCCTCGCGCTGTTTCTGACGGCCTGCTCCGCGACACGCACCGTCTACGTGCCCGCACAATGCACCCCGCTTCCGGACTCGCTGACAAAACCGGTGCCGCCGTCCCTGCCGCCCGGACTCTGACTTACTGCGAACTGCCGTTGTGGATTGATTTGCTGATCGCGGATCTGGATGAGGCAAACACGCAGCTGGACGGCATCCGCGCCGCCGAAAAGGCAAGACAGCATGAACAAACTCAACAGCATTAAAGACACCCTGTGCCGGAAGATTCCGTACCTGAAAGCGAACCCGGAAAAACTGTATCTGTTCGTGGATGACGGCGGCATTTTTGCCACCAATGAACCGTCGCTCTCCTACGAATACATTTACAGCCTGAATATTATTCTTGAAGCCTTTCCCGGTGATCAGAATATTGTGTTTGCCGTGGTGGTCGAATGGGTAAAACAGCACCAGCCGGATATTCTCGCCAACCCGGACAAACGCGCCAACGGTATACGCTTTGAGGCTGATATTCTCAACAGTCAGACCGCCAACATCAGCATTGACCTGAAGCTGACAGAGCGAATTATTGTTTCTGTGCAGGACGGCGCGTACCGCGTTGAAGCGGTGCCGGAGCCGGAAAACCCGATGGACAGCTGGGAATACCTGAATGTCAGAAAATAGTCTTGATGCCCTGAATCATGAACTCGCCGGGCTGCTGGCCCGGGTCAGTCCTGCCGAACGGAAAAAGCTGTCACGGGCGATTGTCCGTGATCTGCGCAAAAGCCAGATAGCCCGCATCCGTGAACAGAAAAACCCGGACGGCAGCGCCTATACCCGGCGTAAGGCACAATTTATTACCGTACAGCGGGAAATGCGTTTTATCTGGCGCGGGCGCGAACGGCGGCTGAAGAACTGGCAGCAGAACAAGCGTCTGATCACCGGCACTGACATTGATAAGAATGCGCAGCGCTCATTCCGCAAAGGTGATATTCAGCGGTTCACGGCCATTAAAAAAGACCGGATAAAGGTCAAAGGCAAAAGCAAACAGACCCGCATGTTTAAACGCCTGGCAACCGTCCGTTATATGCGCGTGTTCTCCAATGAAAACGAGGCGGCGATCTTCTTTGCCCCTGCCGCCGCTAACATTGCCGCAGTACACCAGTTCGGTCAGAAAGAACGGTTACGCAACCTTGATATTCAGTATCCGCAGCGTGAACTGCTGGGCTTTTCGCCTGATGATGCCCGGCGGATTGAAGCGGCTATTATCGACTTCCTCGCATCCTGATGTTGTATCTGACGGACATACAACACGGAGCCGGTGCATTAATCACCGGTTCGGTGGCAGGCTGTCCCCATGAGCGCAAACACCAAAATCGCGGAACTCCTCCGCCTTATCAGAAATATTATCCGAACCGGCGTTGTCACCGCTGTTAAAGTTGGTCGCGGCTGTCGTGTGCAGACCGGCGATCTGGAAACGGACTGGTTGCCGGTCGTGACACTGCGTGCCGGAACTGCCCGCAGCAGCTGGATGCCGTCTGTCGGTGAACAGGTGGTGATCCTGTCTGTCGGCGGTGAACTGACCACGGCGGTTGTGCTGGCGGGACTTTTTTCTGATGAATATGACGAGCCGACCGCCTCACTGACGGCAAACCACATTACTTATCCTGACGGCGCAGTGATCGAGTACGAACCGGCGACCGGCGCACTGATGGCGACCGGCATCAAAACCGCATTGATTGAGGCCGGAGAAAGTATCACAGCGACCTCGCCGGTCGTGATTGTGAATGCCAGTGAAAATATCCGTTTTATCACCCCGACTGTTATCTGCTCTGACAATCTGACCTGTGCCACGCTGAATGTAATGAAAGGCGGCGAGATGTCCGGCAGCTTTAAACACACTGGCGGGACATTCTCCTCAAACGGCGTGGTGATTGATGGTCACAACCACGGCGGTGTAGAGCGCGGCGGAAGCCGGACGGATGGTCCGCAATGAAATATTACGGATTTAATGCCCTGACCGGCAGCGGTATCACGGATATTGAGCATCTCCGCCAGTCGGTGCGCGACATTCTGACAACGCCGGTAGGCTCCCGTATTGCCCGGCGTACTTACGGCTCCCTGATGTTCCGCCTGACCGATCAGCCTGACAACAAAGCGCTGCGGCTGCAACTGATGTCTGCCTGCTATTCCGCCCTGCTGCGCTGGGAGCCGCGGATTCAGATTCAGCAACTGACGATTTCGTCCCCGCAGCCGGGCAGCATTGTGATCGACCTGTCCGGGGTATACGCCGGAACCGGCCAGCCGTTTTCCTTTTCCGTGCCACTGAGGTAATCATGCCAACCATCGACATCAGCCAGTTACCGCCGCCGGACGTGATCGAAACGTTAGATTTCGAGCAGATTTTCACTGAGCGCAAAGCGGCTTTGCTGGCCTCTCTGCCGGAAGAACTGCGGGCGCCGGTCGCCCGCGTGCTGCAACTGGAATCCGAACCGCTGACCAAGCTGTTAGAGGAAAGTGCCTACCGGGAATTACTGCTGCGCCAGCGCGTCAATGAAGCCGCCCGCGCCTGTATGGTGGCTTATGCCTACGGGGCAGATTTGGATCAGCTGGGCGCGAACAACAACGTTCCCCGGCTGGTTATCCGGGAGGCTGACGACACCGTGATCCCGCCACTGCCGGCCGTTTATGAATCCGATGCTGATTTCCGGATGCGTATCCCGCAGGCGTTTGAGGGAATGAGCGTTGCCGGGCCGGTCGGTGCGTATGTTTTTCATGCCCGCAGCGCCTCCGGGTTGGTCGCGGACGCCTCGGCAATCAGCCCGGAGCCTGCCTGTGTGACCGTCAGTGTGCTGTCACGCGAGGGTGACGGCACGGCACCGGCGGAACTGCTGACCCTCGTTGATAAGGCGCTGAATGATGAGAATGTGCGCCCGGTGGCTGACCGCGTGACCGTGAAATCCGTTGAGATAATCAATTACACCATTGATGCGGTGCTTTATCTGTTCCCGACACCGGAATCCGAACCGATTGAAGCGGCAGCCCGGGAACGGATAGCGCGGTATGTGAAAGAGCAACACCGCATCGGGCGTGATATCCGGCTGTCGGCCATTTATGCCGCCCTGCATGTTGAGGGGGTTCAGCGTGTCGAACTGAAAAGCCCGGAAAAAGATATCGTGATCAGCAATACCCGGGCGTCATTTTGTACTGATGTGACGGTGACGGTCGGGGGGTCCGATGAGTAGCCGCCTGCTGCCGACCGGATCCAGTCCGCTGGAGCTTGCCGCTGCTCAGGCGTGCGCGGAAATACAGCTCGTGCCGGTGCCGATAAAAACCCTGGTCAATCCTGATACCTGCCCGCTGCATCTGCTGCCGTATCTGGCGTGGTCGGTTGACCGCTGGGATGCTGACTGGCCGGAGCGGACAAAGCGGGACGTTATTAAAGCCTCAATGTTCGTTCACAAACATAAGGGCACCATCGGCGCGCTGCGGCGTGTCGTGGAGCCGCTCGGCTATCTGATCAGCGTTACTGAGTGGTGGAAAACCGGCGACCGGAACGGAACATTCCGCCTGACGGTCGGCGTGTCGGAAACCGGTATCACCGAAGAAACCTATTACGAGCTGGAGCGCCTGATATTCGACGCAAAGCCCGTCAGCCGTCACCTGCTGGGGTTGTCTATTAACCTGAGCACATCCGGCAATTTTTACTGCGGCGCAGCTACCAACACCGGCGACACGCTGACTGTTTATCCGTATATCCCGGAAACCGTCCGGGTGGGAAGCGCAGACTATTTTGGCGCAGCCCTGATAACCATTGATAAAGTGAGAGTAAACCCATGACAGCAAAGTATTTCGCTATCCTGACGAACTACGGCGCGGCACAGCTGGCGAACGCTGTCGCGCTGGGTACGCAGATGAACATTTCAAAAATGGCGGTCGGTGACGGCGGCGGCACACTGCCGGTTCCCGATCCGGCACAAACAAAATTAGTCCGTGAAACCCGCAGGGCGGCAGTCAATCAGGTATCGATTGACGAGAAAAACCCGAATTTCATCATTGCCGAACAGGTGATCCCTGAAAATGAGGGCGGCTGGTTTATCCGTGAAATCGGCCTGTTTGATGATAACGGCGGTCTGATCGCGGTCGGCAACGCCCCGGAAACCTACAAGCCGAATTTACAGGAGGGGTCTGGCCGGACGCAGGTTATTCAGATGGTGCTGATGGTCAGCAGCACACAGGCTATCACCCTGAAAGTCGATCCGTCCGTGGTACTTGCAACGCGGGAGTATGTGACAAAAAGTATTGCGGCAGCAATTCAGGAATCAGAGACCAAAGCCGCGAAAATTTACGCCACTAAAAGCGAGTTAAGTTCAGGGCTATCGGGTAAACAGCCGACAGGCGACTACGCAACCAAAACAGAATTAAATAACGGCCTGTCAGGAAAGCAGCCAACCGGCGACTATGCCACAAAAACAGAAGTAAACAGCAAGCTCGCCAAAGACCAGAACGGCGCAGATATCCCGAATAAAGATACCTTTATCAAAAACCTTGGTTTGGGAGAGGGCGCAATATTACCCGCAGCTAACGGGAGCCTTTCAGCTAACGGATGGTGTAAATTTCCACTGACACAAGGAAAAACACTAATCATTCAGTGGGGGGAGGTTAACGTAAGTAAGCAGGATCAAGTTGCAAAACTACCAATTGCCTTTCCTGCGACGATATTGCAGGCCGTATCATCTGACAGTGGTGGTAGTGCTTTCAGTGTGGGGATCTCGGGTCGCGGCAATACAGAGCTTATTTTCAGGGTTGATAACTCACGATTCCTTAATGGTCAAAATGTTGTTTGCCGTTATATCGCAATAGGTTTTTGACAAAGGAGAACGATTTATGAACTACTTATATTCCCCAAAAACTAATTCCTTTTATGCAACGAGTCTCAGTGATGAATACGATAGCGCCGGGACTCTTCCTGATGATGCCTTTACCGTGGACGACTCAATTTATATCGAATATTCGCGCAAATCGCCAGCGGGTAAAATTCGTGTAGCAAATAAAAATGGTTTACCTGCATGGGGCGATATTCCTCCACCGACAAATGAAGAACAGATCGCTGAGGCTGAAGCAAAAAAACAGGCGCTGATTGCCAAAGCCATGCAGAAAACTCAGCTTTGGCAGACTCAGCTTATACTGGGAATCATCACGGAAGAAGATAAAGCCAGCCTCAAAGAATGGATGCTGTACGTGCAGCAGGTGCAGGCGGTAGATTCATCTCTCGGGGCTGGCGTGGTATGGCCTATACCACCGGCTTCACCGGCCAGATAATATCCGTGGCGGTGGATATGTCCACTGCCTCCAGTTCGTCCAGATAATCCAGCCAGGCGTTTAACAGTGCCTTTTCATTATCTTTGATTCGACCGAGTGCCAGTTTTGTTTGCAGTAGCTGGGTTTCAGCGTTGACTTCTGCTATCAGATACTGCTTTTGTGCTTCTGTCTGCTCGAACAGCTGTTCTTCTGTTAATGGTGGATTGGTTATTTTGTCAGCTTCTTTTTTACTGACAGGTACCCAATCTTCCTGTACTTCTGACTCCCAGCAATCTTGATTCATCAGCATAATATCGATGCACCGGACTTTTCCGGCTGAATCCTTAAAAAATTTCTGCGTGATTATTTGTGTATTCATCAACGTAACTCCGACCAATAACCAATAAAATTGCCACTGTTACCCAAAAATGAATCTGCTGAATAATTGTGTCCGTGGGGCACAATAAAGAAACAGGACAATTCAATTTCCTGACCATTTGCGCCAGCCCAACTACCGCCAACGGCTATACCCTGAACAGTCCCGCCCACGCCTAATGCGTGGGGTGTTTCTCTTTTTTTTGTTCTCACAAATACACAAATCGGTCTGCCGGTATTATTGTTATAAACAACACCACCCTGACGCTCTTTTGTTACATCCTGCCATTTTTGCCCGATACCAAATACCGAACTCGTTAACGGATAATCTCCGGCTGGTTGATAGTTTCCTTTCGGCTGATATCTTTCCGGTAAACCAAGGTTTCCGGGAATGCAGCCATAACCGGATAAATCCGTAATAATCCCGCCATTACAACAAACATGAGGGAAAACAATGGCGGTCATCGGCTATATCCGCGTATCAACAACTGACCAAAACAGCGATTTACAGCGAAACGCGCTCATCAGCATAAATTGTGACCAGATTTTTGAGGACAAAATGAGCGGTAAAACCGCCGTCAGGCCGGGACTGAAACGGGCATTAAAGGCCATTCAGCCGGGCGATACACTGGCAGTGTGGAAACTGGACAGGCTCGGGCGCAGTGTCAAAAACCTGATAGCCCTGATATCTGATCTGCACGAACGCGGCGCACACTTCCGGTCACTGACGGACAGTATCGACACCAGCACCGCGATGGGGCGCTTTTTCTTTCACGTCATGTCAGCACTGGCAGAAATGGAACGAGAGCTGATAGTGGAGCGGACGCTGGCAGGATTGGCCGCAGCGAGAGCACAGGGCAGAGTCGGCGGAAGACCGGCGGCACTGACACAAAATGACCGGGAGCAAATCGGCCGTCTGCTGGATAAAGGGTATTCCCGGCAGCAGCTGGCAATTATTTACGGTGTCGGGGTGTCGACTATTTACCGGTATTTTCCGGCTGAAGACCGGGGAAGAAGTAAAACATAGCTTTCAGGGCGCTGGAGGAAAACAAAGAAAGAGCGCGTTGTTGTAGCGTGCTCTCTTACAACACCAACCGCACGACATCACGCCATATCAATAACACCATAGAAAGCACCAAAAAGAGGAGCTTCTTTCTATGGCACAAGATTATCATCACGGCGTGCGGGTCATTGAAATTAATGACGGCACACGCCCTATCCGTACGGTAAGCACGGCAATTGTCGGCATGGTCTGTACCGCTGACGATGCGGACGCAAAACAATTCCCGCTGAATAAACCCGTTCTGGTGACGGATATCCGTTCCGCGCTCGGCAAGGCCGGGGATACCGGAACGCTGGCGCACTCACTCCAGGCAATCAGCGACCAGACAAAACCGGTAACGGTTGTTGTCCGCGTTGAACAGGGTGAAAGCGAAGCTGAAACCACATCAAATATTATCGGCGGCACGACTGACGACGGACGCAAAACCGGCATGCAGGCGCTGCTCGTCGCAAAAGCACATACCGGCGTTAAGCCCCGTATTATCGGTGTTCCCGGGCATGACACGCAGGCAGTCACATCAAAACTGGTCACGATTGCACAGACACTGCGGGCATTTGCCTATGCCAGCGCCTACGGCTGCCAGACCATTCCGGACGTGCTGGACTACCGTAAAAACTTCAGTCAGCGCGAACTGATGCTGATTTACCCTGATTTTCTGTCGTGGGATTCCGTCAAAAGTGCAGAGGCCACTGCTTACGCAACAGCGCGGGCACTGGGGTTGCGTGCAAAAATCGACGAAGAAATCGGCTGGCATAAAACACTGTCAAACATCGGGGTAAATGGTGTAACCGGTATTTCCGCAGATGTATCGTGGGAATTGCAGGACCCGGCAACTGATGCCGGTCTGCTGAATGAAAACGACATCACCACACTGATCCGTGAAGACGGTTTTCGTTTCTGGGGTTCCCGCACCTGTTCCGATGATCCGCTGTTTGCCTTTGAAAACTACACCCGCACCGCGCAGGTACTGGCTGACACCATGGCAGAGGCGCACATGTGGGCGGTTGATAAACCGATGACCCCGACACTGGTCAAAGACATGATCGACGGTATCAACGCCAAAATGCGCAGCCTGACGACTCAGGGTTATTTACTCGGCGGTGAGTGCTGGTTTGATCCGGATGCCAACAGCAAAGAAGAGCTGAAAGACGGGCAGTTAGCGATTGATTATGACTACACACCGGTACCACCGGCTGAAAATATCAAACTGCGTCAGCGTATCACCGACAGATACCTGATGGACTTTGCATCAAAGATTAAGGGGTAATCATGGCCTTACCGCATAAACTGAAAAACATGAACCTGTTTTTCAACGGCGACAACTGGCAGGGGAAAGCCGAAGAAATCACCCTGCCGAAGCTGACCCGCAAACTCGAAGCCTACCGCGCGGGCGGCATGAACGGTGCCGCACACGTTGATTTAGGGCTTGAAGATGATGCACTGGGGATGGAAATGACCCTCGGTGGTATGGAAGCACAACTCTATAAACAGTGGGGTATTGCCGAAATTGACGGTGTGCCGCTGCGATTTGCCGGGGCCTATCAGCGTGATGATACCGGTGAGACCATCGCTTGTGAGGTAGTCGTGCGCGGGCGTTTATCTGAAATCGACCCGGGCAGTGCCAAACAGGGCGATAACACTCAGGTGAAATTCAGCTTTAAACCGACCTATTACCGGCTGGTCTGGAACGGTGCTGATCTCATTGAGATTGATGTCGTCAATATGGTTGAAAAAGTAGACGGTGTTGACCGTCTGGCAGAACAACGCGCCGCTATCGGGCTGTAACAGGAAAATATAAATGACTGAATACGTTAATAAAACATCGGCGGTTGTTGAACTGGATGAACCCATCAAACGCGGTGAAACAGAAATCACCCGTGTCACTGTCCGCAAGCCTAAATCCGGCGAATTGCGTGGTGTCCGTTTACAGGTACTGATGGAAATGGATGTCATCTCCATGACCGAGGTGTTACCGCGTATCACGGACCCGTCACTGACGAAGCCGGAAATCGGTGCGATGACGCCGGGTGACCTGCTCAATATGTCAATCGAGGTGGTTAATTTTTTGCTGCCGAAGTCGATGCAGAACAATTACCCCCAAGACTGACAGTCGATGATTTGGTGGCAGATATTGCCGCCATTTTTCACTGGACACCTGCCGCCACGGCGGACATGAGTCTGACAGAATTAATTGAATGGCGTTATCACGCTTACAAACGCAGCGGTAACAGTGAATGAGCAGAAACCTCCGTTTACAGGTCGTGTTAAATGCCGTCGATAAATTAACACGGCCGTTCCGCAGTGCGCAGGAATCAAACAAACGGCTGGCGGGCGCTGTCCGTCAGTCCCGTGATGCACTGAAAGACCTGAACCGTCAGGCCGGACAAATTGACGGCTTCCGTAAAACAAAACAGCAACTCACCGAAACACAGCAGGCCTATCAGGCGGCAACACAACGCGCCGCCGCCCTCGCCCGCGAAATGAACGCCTCCGGCAATCCGACACGGCAGCAGGCCGAAGCGCTTAAACGCGCGCAGCGTGAAGCCGGTCAACTGAAAAACCGGTTTGAACAACTACAGCGATCCACCCAGCAACAGCGCACCGCCTTACAGGCTAACGGCATCTCGACAACCCAACTCGGACAGGCACAGCGCCGCCTGAACAGCGACATTACCCGCACCACTCAGCAACTGCAACGGCAGGAGCAGCAGCTGCGCCGCAGCGCCGAACAGGAACGCCGGATGGCAGCGGCCAAAGGCAGCTATCAGAAAACGATGGATGTCCGGAATAAAATGGCCGGTACCGGCGCGGCAGCGATGGCGACCGGCGGTGCGGCGTTATATGCCGGGAAGAAATTTATGGCGCCGGGCTATGAGTTTGAGGTCGGTATGTCAAAGGTGCAGGCGCTGACCCGACTTGATAAGAACTCAGAAGAGTATAAAGCACTGCGCGAACAGGCGCGGCAGCTGGGGGCGACCACGGCATTTACGGCAAACGAAGTTGCGCAGGGGCAATCGTTCTATGCTATGGCCGGATTTAAACCGGAGCAGATACAGAACGCCATGAAAGGTACCCTGTCGATGTCCCTTGCCGGTGATATCGACCTCGCCACCACAGCCGATATCGGATCCAATATCCTGACCGGGTTCAAACTGAACTCTGACGAAATGAACCGCGTCAGTGATACGCTCGTTGCCACCTTTACCCGGTCAAACACCAACCTGAATATGCTGGGCGACACGATGAAATATGTCGCGCCGGTCGCGTCCGGTCTGGGTGTTGATCTGGAAACCGCCGCTGTTGCCGCCGGTAAACTGGGTGATGCCGGTATACAGGGCAGTATGGCCGGTACCAGTCTGCGATCTATTCTTGGTCGCCTCGCTGAGCCGCCAAAACAGGCCGCTGACGCACTGGAAGAGCTAAACATCAAGACCCGTGATGCCAAGGGTAACTTACGTGGCCTGCCGGAAATCCTTGCTGATCTGGATAAAAAGACAAAGAAAATGGGTACCGCGCAGCGCGCCGGGTACTTCAAACACATTGCAGGTGAGGAAGCATTTTCTGCCCTGTCGGTACTGACAGACCAGGCGGGAAGCGGCGAACTGCAAAAAATGATCGCCGAAGTCAAAGCGGCCAAAGGTGAGGCTCAGAAAGTGGCCGACACCATGACCGATAACCTTGACGGCGATTTAAAAAACCTGACCTCCGCATGGGAGGATGTTGGTATTCAGATATTCGGCGGCGTTGACAGCCCGCTGCGGGATATCGCGAAATCCATTACCACTATTATCAGTAAGGTCGGGGACTGGGCGAAGCGCAATCCGGAACTGGCGAACACACTGACAAAAATTGCACTGGCACTGGGCGTGATCCTCGCCGTGGGCGGCGCGATTGTTCTGATGCTGGCCGCGATGCTCGGGCCGGTTGCGATGCTGAAACTCAGTATGTCGGTTCTCGGTATCAAGGGGGCCGGTGCGTTTGGCCTGCTGGCTAAAGGGCTGAAAGCCGTCGGGCTGGCCTTATTCGGTATCGGGAAAGCCCTGCTGACGAACCCGCTGTTTCTTGCCGCCGCCGTGATCGCCGGTATCGCCTACGCAATATATAAAAACTGGGACTCTGTCGCCTCGTTCTTTAAGAAGCTGTGGGCGGATATTGTCAGTGCCTGTGATGCCGCATGGAAATGGATAGGCAGTATTATCAGCAGAGCATGGGAGGGAATAAAAAATTATTTCCTGAACTACACTCTCGTCGGACTGATTTATAAAAACTGGGATGGCATCAAGAAATACATGTCTGATCTGTGGGAAACAGTGAAAACCACCATCAAAACCAAGTGGGATCAAATCATCACGGATATTCAGAACCTCCCAGCCACCATGAAGCAGGCCGCATCTGACATGATAGACAGCGTTATCAACGGTATTAACGAAAAATGGACGGAGTTAAAAAATAAGTTCGGCGAACTTAAACAGATGGCAAAAGATGCCCTCACGCCGGACTGGTTAATCGAAGCCAAAAAAGACCCGAAATTTGTTAACGCCGTGGACGCCACGCAGAAAGCCACCATGTCCGGCGGCATCCGTAATGCCAACTGGACGATCCCGGACAAAAAATTTGCCGGGGCCTATGATTCCGGCGGACGTATTCCGCGCGGTCAGTGGGGCATTGTTGGTGAGAACGGGCCGGAAGTGGTGGACGGCCCGGCAAATGTGACCGGCCGGAAAAATACGGCAGCACTGGCAATGCTGGCACTGAGCACCCTGTCCCAGCCGATAGCGGCGGCGCCGGCACAAACCGCCGTCGGTTCTGTCAGCAGCGCGTATTCATCACAGCAGAACGCCGCGCCGGTCATCAACATCTACCCGACACCGGCACATACCGCACAGGATATCGCCCGCGAGGTTGCCCGCCAGTTAGAAGCGCACACCCGCCGACAGCAGGCCAGCCGCCGCAGCGGATACGGTGACACAGAGGAGTTTTAATTATGGCGATGGCTGCACTCGGCCTGTTCGTGTTTGAGCTGCGAACTGTGCCGTTTCAGGGGATGCAGGAAGAAAAACAATACCGGTTTGCGTATAACAGCCGGGTCGGAAAGCGTCCGTCCTGGCAATTTTTGGGGCTGTCCAATGATCCGATTACCCTGTCCGGCACACTCTGCCCGGAAATCAGCGGCGGTAAGTTTTCCATGATGGTGCTGGAAGCCATGGCCGACAGCGGAAAAGCCTGGTCGTTTATCGGCGGCGAGGGAACCATTTACGGGATGTATGTTATTGAGTCCATCAGCAAAAATAAAAGTGAATTTTTCCACGACAGTGCAGCCAGAAAGATAGATTTTACCATCAAGCTCACCCGCGTTGATGAATCGCTGTCTGAAATGTTCGGTGATATCAGCGCACAGCTTGACTCACTGACTGACACCATCAACGGCATGGGTAATAAAATTTCTGACAGCATTACAGGGTTATTATCATGACGGATTTTTTCCTCACCGGTACCGAGTGCGCCCCGGCATATTCGCTTTCCGCCGGGTCCGTCAACATCAATGAGCGGATTCAGGGGCGGCTGATTTCCCTGTCACTGACGGATAACCGCGGATTTGAGGCCGACCAGCTGGACATTGAGATCGATGATGCCGACGGCAAAATGATGCTGCCGAAGCGCGGCGAGGTATTATCGCTGCACTTAGGCTGGAAGAATGAACCGCTGATTTTTAAGGGTAAATTTACCGTTGATGAAATAGAGCACAGCGGACCGCCTGACAAGCTGACCATACGCGGCCGTAGTGCGGATTTCCGTTCGTCACTGAACGTAAAGCGCGAGGTTTCCTATCACGAAAAAACGCTGGGCGACATCATCACCACCATTGCAAAGCGGAATAACGTAGAACCGGTGATCGAGAAGAAACTCGCTGAGATTAAAATCGCCCATATCGACCAGACCAACGAATCAGACGGCTCCTTTCTGGCGCGGCTCGGCAAACAGGAGGGAGCTGTTGCGGCCATAAAAAACGGCCGGTTACTGTTTATGCCGCAGGGCAGCGGAAAAACCGCGTCCGGCAAACTGATCCCGCCGCTGCTGATCACCCGGTCCGTCGGTGACGGCTACCGCTTTTCACTGGCCGACCGTGGCGCATATACCGGCGTTATTGCCTCATGGCTGAACACCCGCAAGCCAAAGAAAAAAGACGAAGTAAAAGTTAAACGCAAGCGGAAGACCAAAAAGAAAAGCCCGGAGAAAATTAAAAAACCTGACGAGCCACAGGGGGATTATCTGGTCGGTGAAGAAGGAAATGTGCTGACGCTTTCACACACTTACGCGAACAAAAATAATGCTGAACGGGCAGCGAAAGCCGCCTGGGAAAAAATGCAGCGCGGTGTTGCATCCCTGTCTCTCCAGTTGGCAAAAGGCCGGGCGGATATTTACCCGGAAATGCCGGTTAAAGTTCAGGGATTTAAGCCGGAAATTGACGGCGCAGAATGGATACTGACGAAAGTGTCGCACTCCCTGAATGACAGCGGGTTTACATCTGCCCTGGAATTTGAAGTGAAAATCTCTGATGTTGAAATGGGTGACGGATAAAAACGCAAAATAATACTGATTAAATCATCAGTGGTTGCTATAATTATCACAATATCAACATGATGATAAAAGGTAAGTCAATCATGATGAAATGTCCTCTTTGCGGCGAACTTGCCCGCACCCGCAGTTCCCGCGATGTCACCACCGAAACGAAAGAACGTTATAACCAGTGTATGAATATTAATTGCGGTGCAACGTTCGTCAGTCATGAATCCCTTTCGCGGTTCATTACAAAGCCTAATCTCATTGAGGCTGTGGTCCCCCATCAGACAAATGATAAACAGGTAACATTGGGTTTCTGAAAGAAACAGAAAATCTCAAGAGTTAGAATTTTTTGAGAGTTTTCTATATTATGGCTATTGATTTTTTTGTAATCAAATCTGAGGTTAATATAAATTAAACTAGTAATAACTACTAACCTAGCTGTTGTTGTCTTGTTTTCATCTTTGGTGAAAATTATCACCATAAAGAAGTTAATTTACTCAAACAACACGCTAATATAACCATAGATAAGAGTCTAGAGTGATGGTTTGATATCACATAGAGGCAAGTACGGGAGGGAGTATTCCTACCGGATGCACTCATAGAGCCAGAGAAAATCGTTAGCCTGTACCATTTTTGATAATGCATGGATGAAGAACTATTTGCAAACTACATAATCGGAACAAGTGAATGAAAGATAACTAGTATAATACAAAATTTTTTGCCGCGAAGCTTTGTCATAAGACTTCGAAATTTATTGAGTCAGGCTGATAAGTGTTAGCTATATAGGTCGGTATACGAAAAGGTACAGTAAAACCTTATTCGTCAGTAAGCGCGGTGAAACACAGATGATAGTGTTTAAGTTAAAAATTTAACGTAGCTAGTCTTTTTATATTGTCGGGAGTTATTAAATTGAAAAAAACATGTAGTGCTTATGAGTGTTCAAACGATATTTTTACAAATGCTGCTCAGTGTGTTCTTCATTGCGAAAAGCATGATTACTCTCATGATTTCAATAATAAAAGTATTTTAAGAAAATTTTATGATGCTTTAATTGAATATATAGCTGACAGCATTTTTAAATGGCCGAGTGCTGAATGTTCAAAAGTAGTGGATGTTGAGTCTGTTAAAGAGTATTTGAGAGGGGGGGCTGTTATTGGTGAGGTTGCTGATTTTTGCAATAAGACAACAATAGTATTTAACAGTATTTACTTTCCATGTAGAGATGAAAGAGATCCTTTTGATTATCTGAGGGTTTTAAAAAAGTTTAAAGGTGCCCATTTCAACTTCTGTAAATTTACAGCAGGTTCAATTGATATTCCTGAAGTGGAAGCTTTTTTTCAAGATTGTGAATTTTATCGAAATTGGAGTATTACTCGGTCTAAGTTACTTGAAAATATTAACAATGTCTTGTATCAAAATTGTAAATTTAAAGGGGATGTTAGTTCATATTTAGGTGATGATAGAATAAAGTCACTAGATGTATCTTTATTTTGTGATTGTTCTTTTGATAAGGGTCTTTTGTTTGGAAATATTATTTTGAATGAGCCTGTATTTAATAATATAGATAACACATTAGTTAAAGTTAATAGGCTACAGATTGAGAATTGTAAAATAGAAAGTAAGTTTGTACTGAATAATCTTAAATCTAATTATCTTTTAATTAAGGATTCTGAGTTTAAAGGAAAGGTTGAGCTAAAAGATGGGGCTATTGATAAGGTTGAGTTAATTAATACTAATTTCAACGGTCTATTTGACTCTTATTCTACTAGGTACGGTGACTTTTTTTGTTTTAAAAATATATTTAGCGATTTTGTAGGGTTCGAGAAATGTAAGTTTGCAGATTTGCAAGGCGATAGTGAATTAAATAATATAGCTATATTTCAATATGTTACATTTATTAGTTTTACAAATTTTCGAAATTCTAAATTTAGCCAAGGGCTTGATCTGAAAGATGCTAATTTAAAAGAAGCTCCAAATTTTCTAAATGTTGATTTGCAGTCAGATAATACAAATAGAGAAACGCTTAGGATAATAAAAAATTCTTTTGACAAAATAGGAAATCATATTGAGGCGAATAAATTCTTTGTGCTTGAGATGAGTAAATATAAGCAAGAGTTATCTAAAAAACCTATCAATCAAGAACGATTTATTTTTTGGTTAAATAAAAAGGCTTCTAACTTTGGTCAGAGTTATATATTGCCTGTTGCATGGATTTTTTTATTTTCTATTGTTTATTATTTATTGATTCTTGGCCATGAAAGTAATTTATTATATAAATTATTGCCTTTCGGTCATCAAGAAATAAATGGAGTGTCGAATTTTTTTAATGGAGTTTCAGCAAGCATTATACCTTTTAAAAATTTACTTAGAGAGGGCATGGAGTTTGTTAGTCTTTTGTTTTATATCATTTTTGCTAGTTTGATCTGGCAAACAGTTGTTGCTGTAAAGAGGCATACACGGCGTTAA